ATCCGCACCGACTTCCGACAAGCTTGTCCCACTGATGGACAAGGACAAGGTGAAGGCTGTGAAAGCCGCACTTGGTGGCGACCGTGTCTTCTATGACTCGGAAGAAGGCGAAGGCAATAGCGCTTTCGACAAGGCCAGCAAGGCTATTGAAGAAGCCAGCGGCAAGACCGACTCTTTTTATGGTCTGCCGTTGTTGACTCGTGAAGGCAGCGAATCGGCCCACATCACCGACGCGAAACGCATTTGCGTTGCAACTGTGGGAGTCCGCGACAAGGCCACTTCGACGAATGGCTTGAAGGCAATCGTTGCTTTTGAGGCGCCCGCAATCGATGACTTCAAGACCGATGAATCAGAGGCCGCCGTCAACTGGGTTGCCAAGCTGATTGAACGCGAGGCAACCGATGTTGCGTTCCAAGGTCTCCGTGCGGCGGAATCGCTTTCCGATCTTGAAACGGCTGTTGTGGGCATTCCTGCCACGGTCGGCGATATCGTGACCACGTCGCGTGAATCCAGCGGCCTTGACACCGACGCCTTCGACGCTGTGTGGATGCCATTCCGCATTGGAGTCCTGCGTAAGAAGATGCCGAAGGTTGAAGCAGCACTGCCAACCAAGCCCGACATCATCAAGTCGATTCGTTCGGCCAGCTATGCCAAGGCCAACCCGAAGTGCACGGTTCTTGAAGAAGCCGGACTTTTCGTGAAGATCGCGAAGGCGATGATTCAGGCCGGACCGCAGATGAAGGACGCCGACGGCAAGCCAACGCCAGTTGACATGTCCACTGTTCAAGACTGGATCGACAACCGCGAGAGCCTGAACCTCGGTTATAGCGAACCGACCGTCAATGCATCCGACCTCGTTGGCATTGAGTTCTAATCGACTCAAACCCGACTGACTCCAAAGGCCGCAATTCCGAAAGGGTTGCGGCCTTTTTGCGTTCTATGAGGACTGTTTACTAATTGCGAACAATCGCGCACCATTGTTTCTAGGAATCAATTCCTAAATCGCCACAGAGCGCGTCCAGCATGGTTGCCTATGTGGTTATACTGGCGAGAGTCAAAAGCCTCTGTGTGGCCTTCTGTGGCCGATTGTGAGGGTATGGGCTGAATCACAGTCAAAAGGGTTTGCGGCACTCGTCATTCACTCGATTGCGACAACCCTGCTTCACTCGATCACTCTCTAGGACACTCGATTCCGCCTTGCACTTGCCCACTCGCAAGAGTGTTAGGCACTCGATTCCAAGGAGAATTAATTGGATGAAGGTATTGAATTGTTAAGGTTTGAGGCGTATATTGAGTCCATAGGCAATTACGCCTCATAGGAGTTTTTGGAAATGGCCACTCACTCGATTCAGATCCGCAAAGAAGTCGAAACCGTTCTCGCCCGCGACTTGAGCGGATATGAGAGGGCACTAGTTAGCAACTTTGCAAAGCAGGGAATGGTGAATCCAATAGACATTGCTCGTAGCATCATGGAAAGCCACATTCAGATGCAGGAGCAACTCGTTGCCTCGCACCAGAAGGCTCTGGACGCTTTAAAGGCGGAGCTTGCTGGCATTGCCGACCGTGGTTTTCACTGATATCACTCGATTCTCACTCACTCGCAACCAAGGAATCAACATCATGACACACTCGATCTCTCCCGACACACTCGATTCCATCGCCGCCACCTCTGCCTTGGAGCAAGCCCCGCTCTTGCAAAGCGACTTGCAAAGCTATTTGCGCCTGATGACTCGCAAGCAAGAAGCCAAGCCCGGAGCATGGCAAGCCCCTACGCTTGGCACAATCACTGCCTACCTTGAAAACACCAATGACTCGGTGCAACACTTGCGCAAGATGGCAATGCATGCCGAAGTCACTCGTGCCTCACATGGCCCCATGCTTGCCCAGCAGATCGAAGCGACTCGCCAAGCCTTGGCCCAGCTAATCGCCTTCGCCGCGCTCATTGAGGAGGCTTGACTCCAATGAGGAAGCGCGTTTTCAAAGTGGGTGGACTTCATTTCGTCAAACTTGGCCGATTGACTCTCACATGGTCACTCTCTCGTCGAGTCAAAGAGCAGAGCAAGGCCAAGGCCAGTGGCAGCGGCAGCGGCTGGGAAGGTGTGGAACGCTGGGTGAAGGGCGGCAGCGAGGTGGAAATGGTTGTGTGCTTGATTGCGTGGCCGCTGATAGCCGCGTTAGCGATTCAACCCGTCGCATGGCTTGCCGAATCATGGCTTGCCAGCAGATTCTGAACAGCGTGGACTCCCGCAGGGTCCGAAACCTTCCTTAACTCTGAATCACTGCCGAGATTCAATCTTGACTCAAAGGTTCAAGATTGAATCTCGGAAATTTTCTCCGCTCGCTGCGCTCGCTCCGAATCGGAAGCGGCGTTCGCTTACGCTCACTACTTATTTGCTTGGCTCGCCGTTGGCTCGCAAGAGCGGAGTCTGCGACGCATGCTTGATTCGCCTTCGGCTCATGGCTCGTCTGCGACTCGCACGCTAACACAACCGCTTCGAGCAAGAAAGGGCCTCCCCCCTACTGCTCCGAATCCGAATGCCGGGGGGTAGAGCCCCCCTTCCGCAGCCGGGAGTCGGCCCGTTAATAAGACCACCCCTATCCCGCGTGGGGGTGGACAGATTCGGCACTTTATAGGAGGCTGGAATGGAAATAGGGTTTGAAGATAGTGATTCGCTAGTAGAGGGGCTAGGGCCGGATTCCCTTTATGGGGCGAAGGAAAGGAATTTAGGCGGGAGGCCGAGGAAAGTGATTAGTGAATCACTAGCTGAAGAGGTATCGGCCTCGGCAGTGGAAGAGGAATTTGAAGTTGAGTTGGAGATTGGTGCCGACGTTGAGTTAATCAGTGAGTCAACCCCGGGGGTATCTGCTGAATCAGAGTTGATTCCATCCGAGATGCCTCCTGAGGGTTGGCTGAAGTGGGGGGAGTTGCAGGAGAATATTCTAGAGGCTTTGATTCAGGATGAAGACGAGTGGGATGGACCGGAAGTTGCTGCTTTGTCGAAGAGGCTTCGCTGTGAGGTAGGTGAGCTTCAGCATTGCATTCAGATTTCGAATCCGGATCAAGTACAAGCTCGTCGATTGGAGAAATTGCTAGAGCTTGAATCACTACGGAAACGTGGATTCAATTGGGATCGAGTCGAAAACGCTGCTTTGGCGAAAATCATCGGACTCGTTGAGAAGAAAAACTTAACCACCGGGGAGTACTTGCAGATTGCCAGGGTGGCGAATGCAGCGACTCGTCGAGGTCCAGGAGGTGAGATCATGGACGGTAAGCCGCATGCTCCTGGCACACAGGTTAATGTGCAATTGAATCAATATGGACAGCCTATCGAGTCAGATGGCGGGCTGCCAGGGCCCGGATCGATCGGAAGAGTGACTCTCAGCCTCTCTCAGAGGACCATGAATCAACTTTCAAAACCAAAAACGATCGAAGGGGAGGTTGTGAGACTGGCTGATTCAGCAGAAATGCTGACGTCGACCGATATTCCACAACTGAGCAAGCTGGCTGATGGAGAGACATAATGGATTCGCAGCTAGTTGAACTCGATATTGAAGAACTCAAGGAGGCAATGCGCACTGATTGCGTTGCTTTCTTGAGTTTTTATCTTCAAGATGAGCTGACTCTCGATGTTCCACAGCTGCATGAGGAGATTTGGGACGAGTTTGTTAATATTGTGAACGCTGTGAATCTCGATGACTGGCGTGGGCACTTACAGAAACTCTTTTGTGTACCTCGTGGTCATGCGAAATCGACTCTCACAAAGTTGGCAATCATTCTTTTCTTTCGTTATTCGCGAATCAGCTTTGCGGTCTATGCCTCACTGACGGCAGGTATCGCGAAAGCGGCGTGTCGAGACATAGTGAACTGGCTTCGGACTGACCATGACCAGCATGTTTTTGGCCATACGACGGTTATTAAGTCCAATGAGGCTGAACAGTTGTGGATTCTAGAGATTGGAACGCCGAATCGAGGCAGAAAAACTGTTTTGTTGAAAGCTATTGGCTCTGATCAGCAGGTTCGTGGTACTCTGGTTGACAATAAGCGCCCTGAATTGCTGGTTATCGACGACTGTGAAGACAACAGAACGGCAGCGAGTGATGAATCACAGGCAAATCTTGATACTTGGCTCATGGGTAACCTGCTAAAGGCAACTGCGAGACGTTCTGTTCGCATTATGCTTGGTAACATGATCAATTCGAGGACAATGTTGTATCGATTCAGCAAGGATCCAGCTTGGAATCCAACTGTATACGGTGCAATCATCAGAGATAAGACCACTGGCGAGTTGAAAGCTCTCTGGTCTGGACTCTACACGCTAGAAGAACTGCTAGAGGACTACAAAAACTATCGATCCAAGGGTGTTGGACACGTCTGGGTCTATGAAATGATGAATATGACTGCTGATTCAATCTTCAAAATTGATCTCAGCCAGGCTGTTCGCATTCCAAGACCGAATCCAGACGAAGTCGTTGCTGGAATCATCACAGTTGACCCTGCATTCGGACAAAAAAGTTGGCATGATCCCACAGGCATAGTGGTTCACGTGAAAATTAAGGAGCGAGTGATCCCATTCATCGTTGATTCACGTAAAGGACGCATGTCCGAGGATCAAATGCTGGATACGCTTATTGAATTGAGTTATTACTGGAATATTTCAACCTGGGGAATCGAGTCAGTAGCTGCTCAACGACTTTTGATTAGTCTTTTCAAGGCAAAGTTAAAGGAAAGGCAGATTCCAGAGCAGCTATTCACCATGATTGGGCTTCCGTCCGGTGGTGTTGCCAAGGCGAGTCGCATTCTTGCGATGATTAATTCGATTGCATCGGGCAATTATGGAGTCGCAATCGAGGAAGAAGAGCTATTGACTGAAATTAGTCTCTATGATCCTGATTCAACCGATCACGAAGACATTCCTGATGCAGCCGCCTACGGTGTCATAGCCTGGGCGCAAGCAGGTGAGCAAATTCAGGAAGGTGGATTCCTGAAAGAGAAACTTCAGCTGATTCAGCAACAAGTAATGGCTGAGTCAGTACATCAATCTCAATACGTTCCTTACTAGGAGAGAATCATATGTACGACAAAGATGACGCACGCATGCAGTTCGATCCTGACAAGGATGTGGCGCAGCCTTCTGGTGAGGCTGTTGATGAATCAATGCTCTCCGACGAGCAACACACGCAGCTAGTGGATTACCTGAAGTCCAAGTTGGACAAGGAAAGACCTAAACGCGGGAATCGCATTCAGCGTTTCGCTCGTATCGACCAAATGGTGTCGACTTGGCAGAGACTTAGCGAAGAAGATTCCATGCGTGATTCACGAGAAGATATGACTGGCAAGTCGCAGGCTATTCCTGTGAATCTGCCGGTAGCGCAAGCGCATATCGATGACGCTGTTGCATTCTTCTCAGAGGTCTTTGCACCCTTGGGTGGCAACTTCTATGCTGATCCAGGTCAGCGCAGCAAGACCGAAGCTGTCAAGAAGTTGACGGCCAAGATGAATCAAGACACCAAGATCAACAATTACTATTTCAATATTACCTGCGCCATGCGGGCACTGCACAAGTATAACCTCGGTGGTTTTCATATCACCTGGACTCCGGGTAATAAGCTCGATGAGTCAGAAGGTAACAAGTGTGAATCAATTGACGTCTACAATTTCATGTACGATCCGTCAGTTGTCGACATGCAGAAGTTGCACAAGGATGGCGAGTGGGCAGCTATTGCCGGAGTTCGTAATCGTCTGTGGTTGATTCGACAGGCTGAGCAAAATGGACTCATCAATCTCGACAAAATCTTCAGTGAGCGTCCTGGCGATGGGTCGAATTCGTACGAGTTCGGTAAGGCATCATATTATCGATATCCTCCGAGTCAGACAAATATTGAATCAGATGGCGGTGACACGAAGTCTGGTAATGGAGTCAGTAATGTTGACTGGGCCAAGTATGGTCTCGGGACAGATGCTGATTCCGTTGTTGACATCGATGGCCATGAAGTGATCCTCATGTACTGCTGGATCAATGAAAAGCAGTTCGATCTGTATGACGAAGACAACGAGGAATCACCGATTCAGCTATATCGATTCACACTTGTGGATGGTCGTTGGATCGTTGCCATGGATAAAATGGAAGAAGCGACCGAACTTCCTATTTACATGGCACGACTCAATGTGGATGAACTAAAAGAAGCAGCCCGCAGTATCGCTGAACACATTAAGCCATTCCAACGATTCATGAGCTTCCTCATCAATACCCACATTGAAGGGATTCGTTCACAAATCTGGGGCTTGAAAGGCGTTGACCCTACCATGTTCGACGTCAGCAAGATTCAGAATGGTGAAACCTCAGGTCTACTGGTTTCAAAGATCGGTGGTCGTGATGTGCGTAGCGGACTCGTAAAGCTTGATAACAATCTTGATTCCAGACAGAACATGGCCGACGCCGGCAGCGTTCTGGATCTGATGAAGCAGTTCTTCCCGAATCAATCTTTGCCTGCTCAGATTGCCGGCATGGACAGAGCAATCACGAGTCAGGTCTCAGCTGTCATGCAAGGCAGCATGCGTAAACTTCATATGTTCGTGCGTATGCTTGATTCATCACTGATGTTGCCAACCAGAATGGCGCAGTATCGAAACATTGCTAAGTACGACAAGGAGAAGAGTCAGTTCACCGCTGTGACCGACGAAGAAGTCGCAGACTTGCTGAACAGCGGCCTAGGCCAAATCACGCGCGAAGCCGCAGCCGAGCAGATTCGATCGTTGATCTTCGCACTGATTCAGAATCCAGACGCAGCCAAGGGAATTGACATGATGGGACTGTGGACTCTCTACAGTCTGCTCCTCAACATCGGAACTGATCTTGGTCAATTCATGATTCAACCAACTCTCTCCAACGAACAGACCGCAGTTGATCCCACAACAGGAGCCGCCACAGGAGCTTCTACGGAATCGATGCCTGCTGGAATGGCTGGAATCATTCAGTAAATCAACGGCGGCCCCGGTTGAGACTAGTGGGTTGACAGGAGTGACGGGTAGATAAGCTAGCTTGCGAGTTGGCCTTGGGGTACCCAAGGCCAACTAGCGAGCGTCAGCGATTCTTCCCGGAGCGCATGTCACCAGAGCCAAGGTTCACGCTCGACGTTAAGCGGAGTCCCCGCAGCGGAGCGAAGCGGAGCAAAGGGCGGGGACGGAGTAGTCGAGTGGGAATGGCGCAGGGGAACCCACGGCTCAGAGGGGTCGTGCAGCTAAAGGATTCAGCTATGATCAAAAACATCAATGAGTATGTGAAGCCGGGTGAAAGAGAGCGAATCGCTAAGTCTTTTTACGGTAAACAAAGACGAAAGAAGCTGAAGGCAGAGGCGGATGCGAAGAAAGTCGCCTCTGAGACTCACTTCAAAAATAAGGCTATTCAAGCCAGGAAGCGTCAGGACTCAGATAATAAGCGATGGGATTGACGCGAAGGAGCAAGCCATGAATGACTCAATTACACGTTCAGAAGTGCGTAAACTTTTCAATACGATTCAGCAAAATGGAACTTGGGAACAAGTGAAAAATGAGCTGATGACCTCAACTGCTCAGGAGTTGAATAGTGCAACGACTCCAGAGCAGGCTTTCGAAATTGCTGTGAAATATCGATTGATTCACACAATCTTCGAAACTGTTGCACAGAAACTTGAAGCTTAACCCACGGAAGGGAAACTAGGAATGCATACTCTTTTGAATCGATACCTTGGAAAAATTACACGAACAGGGTTCTTGTCTGCGCCGCCAGATGACCCCAATATGTCAGGAGGTCCAGGCGGATCTGACTCCAATAACAATGCGAATCAGCAGCAACAACAGAAAAGCGGTGATGACGATGATGATATCGACATTGACGCTTTGCTGAACGCTGAATCAGAAGAAGAACTCGATCTCGGCGACGACGAAGGTGGCGGCGATGAGGAGTTGACTCAAGAGCAGAAAGAAGCCGGTGCCGCTCTGGGTAATGAGATCAAACAGCTCATCGGCAAGATGAATTTCGACGAGAGTCAGATTCCGGACGACTTCGACTGGAATGACAAAAAACAAATCGCTGGCTTGATGGCAAAGAATCAACAGGCAGCTGCTCAAGGAGCTCTTTCCTTAGTGCCGAAGATTCTGAATCACGCTCTCGGCATTCTCGTCCCTCGTCTGGAAAAACGAATCGACTCCGCTGTAGGCGGACAGTCTCGCAAGAGTTCAGCGACTCAGGCTTTTAATGACCTGGGTTATCAAGGTGCAGACAAGGCTTTCGCGAAATCGATCTACGAGAGAGCGATTCGCGAAAGCAAGATGACTCCTGAGAAGGCCGCTCGCGCAACGTCCAAGGCAATGGAAGCTTTGGGTAAGACGTCGAAGGGTCCGGCGGGAAACGGAAACAGCCGAGGACGGTCTGGTAAACAGCCTGAATCAAGGCTTGAGGGCGATGACGCTCTGAGGTCCATCTTCGGCGAGTGAACATCCGGAAACGAGCGAAAGGCCATTCGTCTCCGGATTCAAGTGAGATGAGTGGCCTATTTCAACGAGAGGAATGAATCAATGGCAGTACGTGGTGTATTTGCTTCTCACTCGAGCATTGTAGGGGACCGAGTCAATACCCTCTCTGGCCGAGTGCTCAAAAAGGGTTGGGGCGGCAGTGCGCCACTTCTCGCTCTGTCGGCCGGCATGAAGGAAGACAAGGTCTCGGACACTTCGTGGTCCTGGATCGAGGATTCGCACATTTCTGGTAACGGCAATGTCGGTGCTGGCGGTGCAACTGATTCGGCAACGACGCTGACTGTTGTCGATGCCGGCATCTGGACTCCGAATTCGGTTCTCATGGTCGAGGCGACCGGTGAGCACATGCTCATTCTGACGGTGCCGTCGAATACCTCGATTACGGTTCGTCGCGGATTCCAAGGAACGACGCCAACTACGATTCCGGCCAGTGGTTCCTTGCAGCTTCTTGGCACGGCGTTTGAAGAAGGTGGCGGCAAGCCGACTCCGGTCATGCAGGGTGGTGATTCGTTCACCAACTTCGTGCAGATCTTCAAGAATGGTTGGGCCATCACTGGCACAGCCAAGGCTGTTCAGTATCTGACGGGCAACAAGCTCGCCGAGTCGCGTGAACAGGCCACTCAGTATCATGCTGAGGATATCGAACGTTCGTTCCTGTTCGGTCGGAAGTCGGTCTCGACTCTGAACAACAAGGAACTGCGTACGACTCATGGCCTGGTTCCCCAGATCGAAGACTTCGGCGGCACGGTTGAATCAGCCGCCTATGGCTCGGTGACCGGCGCCATGTCTACGGATGGCATCCAGGACTTCATGATGCCCATTTTCCAGAAGAATGCGAAGGGCTTGCCCAACGAACGAGTCGCATTCGGTAGCATTCAGATTCTGAATCTGCTGCAGAAGATGGTCCGCAAGGACACTCAGTACGAAGTGACTGTGAAGGACAGCGAATTTGGATTCGATGTCACGACACTTTCTTTCGTCGGCAACAGACTGAAGATTCTGACTCATCCGCTGATGAGCGAAAACTCCCTGTGGAGCAAGATGCTGATCGTGTTCCATCCCGGATTGATTCGCAAGCGGAAGCTTCGCGAGACCTGGACTGAGGAATTCGGCCCGCAGCGTTCCAACAACCAGGGAATCGATGCCGAAGAAGGCTATATCGGTGACGAAATGGGCCTGGAAGTCAAGGGTGCTGAGCTGTCTGGAATCATGAAAAATATCCAGACAAGTGTTGCTTCGACCTAAGTTGAGTCACTGAGGGTCTCCCGGTTCCCTCAGACTCAAGTCCGGCGGGGAGTGCCCTTCTGCTTCCCGCCGGTTCTCCCCATTCAACAACTCGAAAGGTATGGTCATGACCACAATGATTCCCGGCAAAGGCAAGACTGAGTCTTCGACCTCTCAGCCGGCAAATTCGGCTCCGACTTCGGAGCGAGGTGAGAACACTGCATCGACGACAACTGGAACTTCGGCAGCGACACCGAATCCCGACCACGGATCACAGGAACCGGAAATTGTTCCGGTCGTGACGACTGGTTCGGACAATACGATTGCAACGACGGTCACGGCGGACATTCCTGAGAATCAGCCAGGTCCGACAGAAGTTGGTGAAGCGCGCAAGGCTGCTTCGGATGCAATTGTCGATGCGACTCAGAAGGCTGCCGAAGCCATCAATACGGAAAATGTGGCCCGTATGGACTACAATTTCCGTGATGAACCCGGATTCGAAGATGAAATGCCAGTCGAAGAACTGGATCGTGAGCCCGTTGCTGCTTACAAGCATCGACGCATTTCGCGATTCAAGGTTGGCCGGCATGTCTTCAAGGATGGGTTGCTCTATCTGTATACTGAGGAAGACAATGATGACTTCCTGCAGCTGTACAAAGGTCTGGATTCGACTGACAAGACACAGATCGTCAAGTACGATTGGCGGAAGGCAGCTTCCGTTGAATCCCCTGTCGATGCGCAGCGAGCCATTCGTGGCGCCTTGTCTGCCCGCAGTATCAAGGATCCCAAGGTTAACACCTAATCCTTGATTCCAACTAAACGTGAGGAAGCCATGACGACATTTAGCCAAGTTGTAGACGAGATGACTCTAGAGATCGTCCGTCCTGACATGATTACAATGATTCCTGGCTTCCTCAACCAGACGATTCGTGAAATGCATATGCATGCCCAGACGAATATGCCGGTTTTTTTCGATGATAATCGAAATGAAGCTTTAGTGACAGTGAGTCAAGCTGATAGCAACGACGGCACATTTTTGTGGGACATACCCAACATGGCATTGCTTCAGGCAATTGAAGCAATTAACTATGGCTATGGGAATCGCTATGCAAAGCAGAAGAGTCCGCAAGTTGCGCGACTCAACGATCTTTCCGATCCCAATGGTGGATACTATTGGTATCGAAGCGGTCCGCAAATTGCTATGGCTGGGACTGGCGGCGATGGGAAAACTGTGCGAATCAGTTGGTTCGCCTATCCCAGGAGTCTCAGGTATTATCTTCCTGGGTCGACTCGTCCTCTGACCTACAATGAAGAGACGATGGAGTATGCACAGCCGCAAGGCGCGACCATCTCTCTTGAAGAGGCCATGAATCTATCAACCAATTGGCTCTTACAGAGGCATGCTGAAGTCCTCAAAGAAGGAATCAGAGCCAAAGCCTACAAACGCATGGATGACCAATTCCGAGCCAGTACGGCTTATAGCCAGTTTCAGGCTATGCGGACTGGTATGCAGAATGCAGAATCAGTCGAAATGACAGCAAGCTATGCAAGGTAGAACCTGATTCAGAAAGGAACCGGGAAAATGGCAAGAGAAACGCTAAAGCGTGCCCTCAAGCTGATGTTTGGCCATGAGGGTGGCTATGTGAATGCTGCCACAGACGCTGGCGGACCGACCAAGTACGGAATCACGCACAAGACACTAGCTGCCTATCGCGGTGTGCCGTCTGTGTCGGCAGCTGAGGTGAAAGCCTTGACTCTGACAGAGGCTGAGGCTATCTATCGGAAGAACTACTGGGTTCAATCTGGTGGCGATCAGTTACCGATCGGACTCGATTACATGGCTTTCGACTTCGGAGTCAATTCGGGACCGAATCGTGCTGTTAAAGAGCTTCAGCAAGTTCTTCAGCGTGCTGGTGTTTACACTGGCAAGATCGATGGTTGGATTGGTGTTGGCACCATTGATGGAGTCAATAATTATCCAGGTGGACTCGAAGCTCTGATGAAGGCCTATTGCGAGGAGCGCATGTCGTTCCTTCGTGGACTCAAGGGCCGGCAGGGCTTCTCTGCTAATGGCCGTGGTTGGACCATTCGAGTCACTGGTAAGGATCCCAAAGGCCAGTGGAAGGATCAACCTGGAGTCATTGGGCATGCTCTCGCAATGATGCGTGAGAGCAAAGTCAAGCTTGAGCCAGTTGCGATTCCAGCTGAAGTGGCAGTCCAGGCTGAGACCAAAGCAACTTCTGAATCAATAGGTCTGCCGAAAATTCTCCAGAACAAGGAGATTCTCACATCGGCGCCGGCTGTGATAACTGCCATTGGCGGTATCCTTTCTGGGAATCCAGTGCTTCAGTACGGAGCAGTTGCGGTTCTGATTGTCGGTTCTCTCGTCGGCGGATACTATTTCGTTCGCCGAATCAGAATGGGAGGATAACTTGAAGATTTTCTACGTCGTCATTGGCGTCTTGGCGGGACTCACCCTCGGCTTCGGGGGTGGGTATCTCAAGGGTAAGTCCGTCGGTCGACAAGAAGTCTTGACTCAGGGCCTCAAAGACCGTGTTATCACTCTGGAAGAAGGAAAGAAGATCGATGAGAAAATCAGTAATGCTGATGATTCCGCTCTGTGCAGTATTCTTGGCGGGTGCTAAGGGCTGTGAAACCACATCGGGAGTCAAACCCTGTGACGTCCTCGTCGATATCCCCACGAGTCGCGCAACAAATGCGTATCTGGTCGAAAACGACAAACCGGCTGCGCGAGGACTTGCTCGTCACCGAGGCAGATTCAACATCTACAAGTGTGGGAGTCCAAATGGACAGAATACAGAAACAGGAAGTCCTGACGGAAGCGTCCCAGCATCGAATGGTGCTGCGAGTCAAACATAAGTTTCGACAGCGAAACATTGAGTGGCTTGCTTCGATTCAAATGTTTCTGTTAGGGTGGATTCTCCTTGATTCCGCCCCAACATTTAGTACCTCCGGGGCTTTTTTGGCTATGGCAACATGGGGCCAGGAGGAGTCCTGGGGCTGGTTTCTGATGATGATTGGAGCATCCGGTCTCATTGGACTCGTGATTAACGGTTCTATGGAGTCGGTAACTCCTTGGATACGAGTCGGGAGGGCTGTGCTAGGCTGTATTGCCTTCAGCATGATTGCAACCAGTATGTTCATATCGTGGTTAGTTTATGGGAACCCTCCATCAACTGGAATCGCGATGTATTTACCTTCTGCATCCTTCGAGGTCGCAGCGATCTATACGGCAATCATAGATGCGAGGGTCTATCGTAATGGCAGGAGAACACGCGCAGGTTATTAGTGAGTGGACCCAATGGTTAGTTGGATTCGCAGTAGCTGTAGTGGTTGGGGTGGCGACTAAGATGGGTTGGGCGAAAGGTTCGAATGTGCAACCTGAGAATCAAGTTGAAGTAATCGCCAGCGCCGTGGATAATAGGGCCATCAAGAGCCTGATTGAGACGATTGATCATGCAGTTGACCGCATGGGTGATATGCATGATGATTCGATACGACGCGAACGTCGGACTCAAGAGATGATGGAAGACATTACGGATGAGCTTCGCAAGTTAGTGAAGTGTATGCAGCAGTTGGCGGACAGCAGGGAGATCTGACTCATGGGTATGACTAGCGACGAAAATGCAAGCCGTGGCGCTAGCAGTCCTAACTCTGCATCTCCTGGCGGACGTGGGTCCACTGGTAATACAACTAGCGGTCGCTCAACCGGTCCGTCTTCTGGACGACAGGAGTCTGGTTCTCAGAGCCGTTCTGGGAATCAGACTTCCACTAGTGGTGTTAGCTATGGCGGCGGTGGCCGTAATGGTAGTTCCAGTGGTGGATTCAGTGGCAGCAATGGTGGTAGCAGTCGTGGTAGTAACAGTGGACGTTCATCTAGTGGATTCTCTGGTAGTAATGGTGGATCGAATCCCAGTGGTACGCAAAGCGGAAGTCGTGCTACGCAAGATGCGATGAATTCGACTCGCGATGCTTTGAATTCCATTGGTAGTGCTATTAGTGGATTCTTTGATCGCATGGAAACGAGAACCAGCAGTACTGTTGGTTCTGCGCTGAATGCGCTTGCTTCGACTATTGCTGGGACTCCAGTTACACCGACGACAGCTTTTGCTGGCTTGACTGGCAATGTTGGAATCGTTGCGAACACGCTAGCTGAATTAGGCTGGCAGCCTCATCATATTGCTGGAATCGTTGGTCGTTTTCAGCAAGAGTCATATGACCACCTTGACCCGAATGCCACTCGATTGAATGATGCAGGTCCAGGTCTTCATTCTGTTGGTATTGGTCAATGGAATCGTGAGAGGCTTGAAGCAGGCAGGGCATATGCTGAGAGCATTGGCATGGACTGGAATGATGTTGAGGCACAAGCTCGATTCTTCGATCATGAGATCAGGAATAACCCGGATGAGGCTAGGGCATTACAAGCACTGACTAATGCTAAGACGGAAGAAGAAGCCGCTATTGGCATGATGCATTATGAGCGGCCACAGGGTTATACAGCCTCGAATCCAACAGCTGGACATGGCTTCACCAATACGGTGGATAATGCTCGCGGTCTTATGTCGGCAATGTCTGGGAGTCAGACTGCTTCAGCTGACCAGAGTCCTGCTCAGGCTGCCATTTCGGAAGTGACCTCTGGTGTACAGACGCCGGCTGGTAAGTCTTCGACCGCGACTCAAACAGCATCGAATCCACTTGGCTCATTTGCCAGAGACTTGGCCGACACGATTGGCAGTGAGTTGGGATTGGGCGGACTCGCTCAAATGGCAGGCGGATTCTTTGCCGGTGACGAGGCAGAGAAGTCTCAAGTTGGGCAAACTGTCGCTGGTGCCTATGTTGACAGGATATCGACTCCAGCTGGTCGAATTGCTCGTGGTGAGCCAGAGCCAGGAGTTCCGCAAATTGCGGATACGAAGAGGCAGGGAGCAGCTAGAGTCAGCCAGTTGCTCGATGACCAGAAGCCGGTTAAGGCGGCTATTGAGGCGACGAGAGTAATTCGAGATCCAGTTGGATTCGTACTCGATACCATCGTTGATTCAATCACAAACAGTCCTCGGATGAATAATCCAGGGCCTGAAGGTGAACCTGATCCGGATGCGCCGAAAGGGCTGGCTGGATTCCTTGGGAATCTATTCGATGGCAGCGCAGATACGACGGATAAAACTGGACTCGGTGGATTCGCGTATCAGCGCGGTGACAATAAGAGTGGGAAGGGTGAGTCAAAAGAGATGGCATCAAGTGATGATAGTGGAAGCGCAGGCTCGGATGATTTCGGGATCAAAATTCCACAATTCACGTTGCCGAATCTGGAGATGATTCAACCATTGGCAATTGACATTTCGTTGCCGAAAACGACTCGTAAGCCTTATCAGTGGAGTACGATATCATGAGTCAAAGCACTCGATTCCAGCGTTATGGCAAAGACACATTGAGCATAGAAAAGCTCATTAAGGATTGTCGTGACCTGGAATCCGAGTTGCGAAAAGAAATAGAGACTCTCAAGGAGAGAGTCAAGCAATTGGAAAACGGAGGTTAGTATGCCCTCGACTAGAGTTGCATTTCCTGAGGTTCAGTCTTGGACTCCCGCTGTCGAGGCGAAAGCTGTCGAGAACGGGAGTCTTTTTGTATTAAACGGTCGGAATTACTATTTTGATTCCAAAGGACCGAAGTCTGGATTCGGAAGCAGCGTGTTGCCCGGTGGGGCTATCAGCGCAGGTGGTTTTGTTACTGAATCAATTAGCTTTGCAGACCGCACGATTCTCTTCACAGAAACAAAGGCACTCGATCGTAGGTGGACAGGACTAGAACCAGTCACTCTCGAGGGCGAAGCATATGAGTATTGGAATACGGTGGCTGAGTTTGAATCACTGTATGCCAGAGATGTGAAGAATCAGAAATGGACGAGCGCATATGTTGGGTATGCGTACTATGTTTGTCATCCGCAGAGGGGCACTTTTAAAGTGCTTAGTGATTCATTAGAGCCGCATACAGGTCCTGGAATCCCTGAAGATCCGATCGCCATTGTGGAGACGAATGGCCGACTGGTAGTGTTGACTCGCTTCACTCTGGCCTATTCGGCTCCGTTTGATGGTGATGACTTCACTCCAACTCTCGGTGGCGCCGGTTTCCAAGTCACGGCAGAATTGGTGCCTGGGAATCCGATCACGCTCACGACGTTTGAGGGTGGATTCTTGTTGTGGACTGATGGGGGAGTACTCATCGGCGAATATGTGGGTGGTGAATCAGTATTTCGTTTCGATCGAGTCAACACCGATCAGCTGCTCATTGGCGGAGCAGCCTGGTCGAACATGCAAGATGGTTCGATCGTCATCATGACTAAACAAGGACTCATGAGGTCTACGGCACAAGCTGGATTCCAAGAGTTGACTCCGATATTCAATGAGTATCTGAGAGAATTCATTCGTGAATCAGAGGATATTGTGTTCCGCCTCTCGTACATTCAGGAGATGGATCATCTCTATGTGCAGATCATGGACGGAACGAATCACTTCAATCACACATACGTCCTCAGTGTCAAGTTGGACAAATGGGGAATCTTTTCAACTGATCATCATGGAATCGTAAGGTTCAGTAATGAAATCGACGATTATGGTTGGATTGATTTGGAGGGCTTTCCTCATCTATTTGACGCTTCTGGTGTTGTGGAATCAGTGGATGGTCAGCAAGCAGGACTCGACTCGGAAATCATCCTGGGTTACATTCGTCCCAGCCAAGTTCAGACTGCTGATGGCAATTTTGAGATTCAGGAAGTCCTCACGTCCAATGGACCGAGATTGACGGACACAGCTGTCATTGAAGAAGATTGGAATGGAGATGAGTCATTCATTAACTGGAATACTGGATTCGTCAATGTCAATGACGATTACAATGCATACGGTTTGAATGACTACAAGGACGATTACAATTTCATGGAAGGCGTCGAGGATTACAACTTGATGTTGTTCAGTGATTCAGTCGACATGAATATGGACGTCATCGGGCCGGTTTCGATTGATTTCAATGATTGGGGTCCGGCTGAGGATTACAATGACACGCCAGAAGGCAGCTATGATGTGATTCCTCTCGAAGATTGGAATCTGAAACTGAATGGCGATGAGGACTGGTACAAGGAACAGTCGTTCTTGAATGCCTATGAATATGGCTTGCGACTCACGAGTAACCTCGATGGTTATGAATCAGAACTCGAAGTGACGCCGGTCCTAGCTACTCGACGCATCGACATGGACATGTGGACTTGTTTCACGCACGGGCACAATCACCGACTCACTTTCTCTGCGACTCAATCAGGTGAAAAATATCACATGAGGTCGTTGGAAATTACGTTACATTATGCAGGACAACAGGGTTAAGGGCAGATACCAATGGTTGATGCATCGAACAAGCGAGTCCAGTTTCCGCGCAACACAACGGCTGTCAACGATGATTACGTTGGGCCGCCGGGGCAGGTGACTGTTGATTCACAGCGTAGTGAACTTCGCTTGCATAATGGCAAGAAGCGAGGTGGATTCCGTATTCCGAATCTGGATCAGCTTAAGCAATTGTTTGTTCGAGCTGATTCAGAACTGGGGCAAATCAAGTTTGCTTCGGATTTACTGGGAATCATGGTGCGAGTCGCTGACAAGACATTTCGACTTCGCAAATTGATTCCCGGTGATGGAATCATCATCGATAATCCGAACGGACAAGCGGGTGATATTACGATTCGAACGGCTGCTCGATTGTCAGGGACACTGACGTTCATTGATGATCTTGATGCAGCTACGGAGTCGGGTCAGTATGCGACTGACCGCAATGCGAATGCAATGCCTGCTGCTCTAGCTGGAGTTGCTGACGGGGCACTTTGGGTCATTGCTGGTAAGAATACTAGCGATGAAGAGTTCGTGATTCAGCGAGTTATTTCGCTGACAACTTCAACTAATACTGTCTACACGAGGCGGAAAGCGGCTGGCGTGTGGGGTTCTTGGGCCTGATAGGAGAATCAGATGACGTTTCCGAGCAATTATAAAGTCGCGCAGCAGGCCGGTGGGACTGAAGGGGTTATCGCTGTTACCATTGGTGCGGCACGCCAGTTAATCATCAATACGACCGATTGGTCGATTCATATCATGGATGGCACGACAGCCGGTGGTCACAAGGTGGTCATGGTTGGGCATTTGCATGACTTGCTTCAGGATTCAAATATCTTGCTGCAAGGCACGAAGACCATGGTTGAAATCGGCGATGATGGACTCGAGGGTGATGAGCAGGTCGCTGTCTGGAAAGCATCCGTGCTGCTTGCTATCTTTCAGAAGTTAGCGGACACGACTGTTGCTGGCACATGGCGACTCAAAGATGGCGCACATCAGGATCGACTCAAGGCTGCAGCTTTGAATGTGAATGATTTGAATGATGCCATCTACAATGGGTTCTATACGGCTGACCCGTCCACAGCTGGGAATCTGCCAGCCGATATTGACACTGGTACGAATCGTAATGTGTCGATCATCGTCAATGCACAAAGCATTGATAACTTGATTCAAGTGCTCTACGACCGAGACGGTTCTGGAAAGATTTATACCAGAGCTAAAGTGGACACTGTGTGGGAAGATTGGATTCTTTCCACAGGTGTCACAACGGCCGACTTGAATCAGAAATTCGATAAAGCTGGTGGAACTATCACTGGCGATGTTGACATGGATGGGAATTCGATTACAGACGCATTTGATTTGAATGGAGCCTCCCTAGGTCGATGGAATTATATTATCAATGGTGATTCCAGAGTGCGGCAACGTGCAGATTCACAAACAACCAGTGGTTACGGAAGTGACGATCGTTGGCGCAACGCTCATTTCGGCTCAACGAAGACTCATTCAATCATTGCCACTCCTCTGAATGATTTAGCTGCACTGAAGAATACACCTTTCTATTCAAGAACAGTTGTTGTTAGTGTAGCTGGTGCAGCGAATACTGTTTATCGCCAGCAACGAATCGAAGATGTTCGAATACTTGCGGGTAAAAAGGTTACAGTGACTTTTTATGCGAAAGCTGACTCAGTAAAAGATATTGCCATGAATCTGGCACAGAGTTTTGGAACTGGAGGTTCTCCATCCGCTGCTGTGACTCTTATTGGTGCGCAGAGATTCACGCTTTCGACGGAATGGCAGAAATTCACAGCGGTTATCGATGTTCCTGGAATCGCAGACAAGACGCTTGGAACTAATAATGATCACTATTTGGGTTTGACTTTTTGGTTTGATGCTGGCTCAAATCTCAATGCTGATACATTGAATCTTGGCCAGCAATCTGGTACCTTTGATATGACCAGAGTCAGTCTTGTCATAGGCGATGCCAGCAAAGAGGATGATCCATTTGGAATGAGGTCGACGGATCAAGAGGAATCACTGTGTTTTCGGTTTTTTGAAAAAATGAAAACTATCTCCATCATCACGTCACCACGAGCAGCACCAACTGGTTGGCAGACTACGGCAGTTGCCATGTGGTTTTTCAAGACACGAAAACGTTCGATTCCAACTATCACAGCATCAGCAACAGGTGGTAGTCTAAACGAGTCAGCTGCTGAGCTAGACGGTGTGCGATTTGCACTTAGTCCAACTGATCCAGCTACCGCAATTGTACCTGGCGCTACTGCGGATTCGGAGCTTTGACATGAACATCATTGGGTATAACAAGAATGGGGCTATTCGAATCATTTTTGATGGAAGTGATATCGAAAGCATTGTTCCTGATGATCTCTCGAATCGAGATCGACAGTTGATTGCTGAGTGGGAAGCTGCAGGCAATGTGATTCCTCCTTACGAAGAAGAGGATCTTCTGCCAGCAATAGCTGCTCCTTCTGCTTATACTCTCACGACTCTGAAAATCGAGAACGGAGAGGTTACGACAATTCACGGTTCCGGCGGATTCGCCGGGGCTTTCCCAATCAGTGAGAACCAGATTTATGTGATTTTCGCAATGGAAATCACAGAGCCGTATTCGATTTTCTTCGATTGCGGAGGTTCTCATTGCTATGTGAATCCAGAAGAAAAAGACCAATATGGATTCATTGTGAATAGCCAGGACCTGCAGGGGAATGCTGCGCTCCCGGCATGCATGACCATTTTTGTGATGAGGATGTGATTCAATGGCTGAGGAGAACAACGTGGCCAAACTTGTTTTTGAGAAGGATGTGTTCGGAGAACAGCGTCTCATTGTACTGACGACTGCTCCTTCGAATCAAGCACTTGTCGTGAAAGCGGCAGTGCCGGCTGGTTCACCGTTCTGGTGGTGGGTTGGGATTGAAAATGCGGCCGGTGTTATCGGTTGCAATTTCACAGATGCTCCGATTCGTGAGGCGACTGACACAGTTGCGATTCTTACGACGAAGATCGAATCGATCACAGTGGCGCCTTCGGACAAGTTGACCTGGGCTGAACCGGAAGAACAGGAGTGAATCAATGGCGAGCTTGCTCAGTGGCATCCTAGGGGGTGCGAA